TTAATTTCTAGTTTATTTTAAAGATAATGTACGAATTAATAGGTGTTAATAAAAGAAGACAAATTTTTGATATAAATATAAATGATTATCCAAATGACGATGATGTAATAGGTTCTTTAGAAAAAGCTGCAGCTATTCATAAAGAAGTACGAAGATTTATACAACCATATTTAAAACCAAATATACGATTGTTAGATATCGCCAAATTAATAGAAATGAAAACTAAAAAATTATCAAATCAAGATAAATCAATAAATGGTGGTATAGGATTTCCTGCATCACTAAGTCTTAATAATTGTGCCGCACACTTTCATCCAATGTCAAATGATAATATAATGTTTGAAGAAGATGATATTATTAAAATAGATTTTGGTACAGAAGTCAATGGATGGATTATAGATTCTGCTTTTACAGTATGTTTTGATCATAAATATGATAATCTATTAGCTGCTGTTAATGATGCTACTAATACAGGTATTAAAGAGGCTGGAATTGATGTTATAATAGGTGAATGGTCTAATATAATTCAAGAAGTAATGGAATCTTATGAAATTGAATTAGATAACGAGACCTTACCTATTAAAGCTATATCAAATTTAGGAGGTCATAATATTTTAAAAGGTAATATTCATGGGGGTATGCATTTACCATCGGTTGATTCAAGAAATAATTTTCCAAATACATATAGATTTAAAGAAGGCATATATGCTATTGAAACATTTGGATGTTGTTCTGAATCAAATGAAACTGTTTGTTACGAAAATGGTAAACCTTCATTATATAGATTAAATCCAAAACATAATCCATATCAAATATTAGATAATAATAGTAATATGTTATTAAATAAAATTAAAAAAAATTTTTCAACATTACCTTTTACAGATCGTTATATTGAATTATATAACATTAATAATTATAAACAACATCTTAAAACATTACAAAATAATAATATGATACTTTCATATCCACCATTATGTACAAAAACCGGTTATAGTGCACAATATGAACACACAATTTATATTGGACCCAATAATAAAATTGTATTTTCACAATCTGACGATTATTAAAATAAATAAAATTGTATTTTCACAATCTGACGATTATTAAAATAAATAAAATTGTATTTTCACAATTATATGATTATTAAAATAAATAAAATTGTATTTTCACAATTATATGATTATTAAAATAAATAAAATTGTATTTTCACAATTATATGATTATTAATATTCGATGTAACCTCTATAATTTGATTTCTCATATACATTGAGTTCTACTGTATCAAGTACCACTTCTTTTAAATTTCTAATATATTCATTGATAATATTAGAATCATTTACAATATTTTCAAAAACTAATACTGGAATAGTTAATTGAATAATAATTTCTGAGTTTTTATATGTATTTGGTAGAGTTTTATTTAGAATTTTAACTAAATGATTAAAACGATTTCTAATTGGGTTATCTTCATCCAATAAATCATCATCATTTGAACTAAAAAATGACTTAATTGATTCTACAATATCGTCTATATTTGGTAATCCATATATTTCTTCTATAAAATTAGTTGTATCAATAATTGTACATAATTCATTAATATATTGTTTAACAATATTACGTTGGTCAGGATGATTTTTAAATGTTCTCAAAAGTGCAAAGATTCCTAATATAAACATAGATGTTTCACTTCCAATAGGATCCGATGGCGCAATATATTTAGCATGGTCAACCTCATTATCATCAAAATAATCTGTAATAGCATTATGCATATCACCAAATCGCATTTTATTTGATTCCAAGTAAATTTTATCAAGTAGTATTTCCATTTATATGTTATAAAATAATAGTAATACAATCTATGTAATAATCAATTTTTTATTAATTTAATCTAAATAAATATAATGTTTTATTAACTTCTGCTAATATTTCATCTCTAATATTTAGTAAATCTGTTGAATCTATCATTGAATCAAATGACTTTAAATATTTTTTTGTAAAAACAAATAATTTTACTATACCTTCATCAGTCATATAATCATTATTTATTTTGATATCATTAATATGTGGTTTCATATTATATGTGCCAATAAATACTTCAATAAATTTATCTATTAAATCTAAAAAATTCTCATTAAAACCATCGGTTGCTTTATGACGACCAAATGATGTTGTATTCCAATGATACAATTTATTTAATACTTGTAAATGGAAGAAAAATGTTACAATATCATTAAATTTATCTTGTGTAACCATATATATATAGTTGTAGATAAAAATATATATTAATTTTAAAATTACTATATATTTTTTATTAAATTTTTGAAATTAAATTTTTAATAACCCAAAATTAACTTCTTTCATAATGTCAGAATATAAATCTAAAATTAGATTTTCTTCTTGTTGTTCATCTTTTTTAGTAATATCATCAGTATGATTTAATAAAATATTATTCATATATTCATATGATGATTCTATATGTTTTTGACTTCTGGCACCTGTAATAATTATATTACCTTTTTGAAATATAAATATGCTTATTTCTTTTTCTTCAATATTATTTTCTAATGGTTTATACTTAATAATAACACACGCCCTAATACATGGTTCATACGATGATTTAATATGTTTCTTTACCAATAAATTATATAATTTCTCTCGATCAATTAACATATTAACTCTATAATTTGAGTTAATCATATCAATCTTAAATTTTTTAACTGTTATTTCTTCTGGATCATCAATGAACTGTATCTCTGTTAATTTCCCATCTTCAATTTTACCTTTAACTTCTTTTAATTTTTCAATCAATTTATTTAATGCTCTATTAATACCATCAACCGATTTACATCCCGACATTTGTACTGAACCATTTTTGAATAGTTTCATATTAATTTTAGGCTCAATATTCAAATCATTTGTTTGCCCCTGATTAATTCTTACAACAACTGTTACTTGATTATAAAAATGATTCTTTGATGTATCTTTTGCTTTTACTTTAACATCTACATTCTTAACTCGTTTGGTTTTCTTTTTAATTGCTATTAATGTTTTCATTCTCTCTTTATTCATTTTTACAGTTAAAATATCGTCTGAACTAAGTTGTAAATACTTTTCTATATTTGGGATATTTAAATTGGTATTTAATTTACACGATGCACACATCGTTGATATACTAATACCATTTGGTAAATTTTTAATTTCATTATTTTTAATATCTAAATAATCGGTATATTTAAAAGATGACCATTTTAATTCTTGAACCATTTTCTTATATATTGTAAGACTAAATCTTTAAGTATTAATTTTCATTTTTTCTAGTCTATTTATAATAGTTTAATAAAAATGAGTGATATAGTCTATATAAATACAGCATATATTCCAAAAAAAGATGATAATATTCAAAGAATAGTAAAACCAAAAAAAAAAATAAATGTAATAATGGGAAAACGTTATATAAAAAAAGAATATAAATAATATAATTACTCATAATGTTTCCTACAAACTGGAATATATGATTCTTCACCGCCAATTAATATTTGATTATCTGATTTTACTTTACGATATGTAAATGGTGCTTCTGTTCCATCATTACATATATTACATAATGATGTTAATTTTTGACATTTATCTGAATGAGGGATTAATTCTAATATTTGGCCAATAGGATTTCTTTGATAATCGCCATCTAATCCAGCAACAATAATATTTATATTATACATATTAATAAAAAATAATACCATTTCTTTTAGATCAGTAAAAAATTGTCCTTCATCAATAACCAATATATCATAATCTTTAATAATAGTTTGAATTTCTTTTAATTCATTTATAGCCATACATTCATATGAATCTAAATTATGTGTTGTAATTTTATCAGCAATATATCTATTATCTTTTTTTGGTTTTACAGTTAATACTCTTTTATTAATTTTCTTGTATAATCTGATTTTACGAAGAATTTCTGAGGATTTTCCCGAAAACATTGGGCCAATAATAACTTCTAAATTTCCTGACATTTATATATTATAATAATAATATTATTATAATATTTTTATATCAATTTTTATTAAATTAATCATTTTTGAACTTTACCATTAAAAATCCAAAAAGGGTATTAGAATCTTCAGGAGTTTGGTTAGTTAACAAATAGTTGGTATTGACATTTTTTATCAACATCATTTCAATCTTGTTGATAATGAAAACACTAAAATTACAAATACCTTCAACCTGATCAAAAAACCAAGAAGCGCCTTGAAAACCTTGATTTATAATTTTAGTTGAGTTTATAATAATTTCACCAAACCAGTTAGTAATATTCTTTACAAATCCACAAAACCCCATTATACAATTGAGAGGAAAAATGATAAAACATCGTAATAACAAACACAATATCAACAACATTATGTTATTTTTGCGAAAGATGTATACCATCAAAATAATAGAGATAACAATACATGTAATTGTAATCATTAAAATTAAAAATATAATAAACCCATTATAATAAATATATTTCAATTTTTTATTATATTACATTGTTAAAATAATATCATCAATATTTTGTACCAGTTTATTTGTATTTTTAACACAAACTGGTTCAAAATGATTATGTAATTGGATAATACTAATAATTGTTTTATCATCTGAAACGTTATCTAACAGTGAATCAATTGTAATATTGCTTTTATTAATATTCAAATCAATATATGATAATACAACAGATTCATCATTTTTTTTCATTGGTAACATAATTTGTAGAACAATATTATCAAATCTTGATTTCCAAATAGGATCAGTATTAATTAAATGATTCTTTAATTTATGATACTTTTCAGGAAAATCCGCAAAATGTGTATAGGCATTATTCATATTAGGATATAACAAATTTAATATAATATCAAAAGATGGTATATCATTATATATTTTTTTTATTTGAATATAAAATGATGAAATGAAACAACAATTATAATGTGTTTTATGTGTTACAATTGAACTATTAGGGATAGTATAACTATAGATTGGTTTATTGAATAGATTCATTAAAATAATATTATAATAAATATATAATATTATTTATTTCAATTTTTTTATATAAATGATTTAACAACATAATAATTATAATAATATTATGTCATCAAAAGACCTTGTTAAATTTCCGGTAATTTTATCATTTGATGTTGGTGTTATTCATTTAGCATATTGTCTTTTAACTAAAAAAGAATATAAAAAAGAAGATGGTATGACTTATTATGATTGGGTAATATTAGATTGGAATAATATTGATCTTACAAATCGTGATACAATGAATTGTCATTGTGGTGCAAAAGCAAGTCTTTCAAATATTGTTAATGATGAAATAAAATATTATTGTAAAAAACACGGTAAAAAAATTGTAACTGAAGAAAAACCTTTTGAAGAATGCTTTGTTAAATACAATAATAATAATATGTGTTCATATATGGGTAAAATAGATAAACCATGTACAAAAAAAGCTACATTAAATAGAACTAGTGATAATATGATATTTCTTTGTAATACACATGCAAAACAAATCTATAAATCTGAAAATAATGTTAATAAAATGAAAAATTTTAAGATTAAAGATTCAAGAACTTTAAATTTTGACGATGTTAAATATACATTAATAATGGAATTAGAAAAAAGGAAAAATTTACTAGAAGCTGATTTTGTTGTTATTGAAAATCAACCGTCATTTAAGAATCCAAGAATGAAGTCTATTGCTTGTACTTTATATGATTATTATTTAATTCGTGGTATAATTGATAAAGATACAACAAAGTCTAAAATAGAACAAGTAAAATTTATGTCACCATCAAATAAATTAAAATTAGCTGATTCTGGTGATACTAAACAATTAATAAAAGCAAAAAATGATGAGAAAGATACCAATTCGACAAAATCTTACAAATTAACTAAATCACTCGGTATTAAATATTGTTTAGATCTAACAAAACACTTACCAACGTGGCAAACACATTTTAATAGTCATAAGAAAAAAGATGATTTGGCTGATGCATTTTTACAAGGCGCGTATTATTATTGTACAAATATTGAACCTAAACCAAAAGCATTACCAAAAGAAAAAAAAATAAAAGAAGAAAATAAGAATGAAGAAAATAATTCTATTAAAGCTACAAAAAATAAGAAAACACCAATAATTATAGTTTAAGTTTTTAACCAAGTAAAACAATTACACCATTGATCTCTTTGTTTTCTTACATTTTGTCCAATTTCTTCTTTAATTTCTTTTGTTTCAATACCTACTTTATCTTGTA